GATGTAGGCGGTAGCGCCCACGACACAAGCGGTCGTGTCAGCAGCAGGGGTAATCAGCGCGTGCAGGAAGCGGTAGTCTGCGCCTTGAGTGGCAACGGCGGCGGGATCAACATCGATCAACAGCATTGCGCCGTCATCGGTGACAGCCAGAGCCACGCCGGTGGAGGTCGCCGAAGTGATAGCGCCCCATGAATCTGGTTCAGTCGCCAGCAACGCGCTCAGGCGATACTGAAAGCCGATCGTGATAGCGCCGGTCGTGGTGGCAGCGGTGGAGCACTTGACTGTCACGGTTGGCACATCGCAAGTGATAGCGCCGAAGTGCAGCGCCAGGGTTGCCCAATTCGCGCCTTTGAGATCAACGATAGCGGTCTTAGTCGCAGCGTCAACCACGTCAGCCGGGGTCAGGATGGGCAGTACCTTCAAACCTTGAGCAAATTTGATGTTATTCATTATTTCACCTCTTAGGTTGAAGCGGAGAGAACGACAAACGGAGAAGTTGTTCGCGCGTCTTTCTCGGTACGAGTTGAGTACCAGGCGGGGGCGCCTCCAACTCGGTACACGAAGCGAAATGCCGTTTCGTCACTTGTAAAATAAACATGGATACTCGAGGCCGATTGAACGCCGACAGCCTTCTCAATCATCGGGTAAGCCGAAGGTGACATGAGAATGATGTCGCCAACCGTGCCGAGTGCCGCGTTGTATTCAGTCTCGAACATCGGGCGGCCAAGCAGAGTGTTGTAAGGCTGAGCCGAAACGCCGCCAGCGCCCAAGAATACTGGGGTTGTGCCGATGGTCATATTCAGCAACTGCGGGAAGATGCCAGGATTGACAAGCCAAATGTAGTCGTTGTATTCAACGGCACGAGAAGCCCACATGTTACCCAGGTCAACCGCGTCAATCTCGCCTGCGTCAGTTCGGACGGAGACAGTTTTCAAAGCGCCGCTGTTCATGATGCCCAGAGGCTTACCAACGCCGTCACCATTGATGATGGCGTCTTCAACCTTGAATTTTAGTTCGAGCGGGACAGTCCTTTGGAGCCATGCAGCCAGAGCGGTGGAGTCCTCGAGCAACTCGTCAGTAGCCACGACAAGCGCAGCAACCTTCTGGAGTTTCAATTCAACCTGTCGGAAGGATGGCTTGGAAGCGGTCTTTGTCCCGCCTTCGTTCAGCCAGTAACCAGTAACGCCGCCCCAACGAGAGCCGGTGGCGCGGGATGTTTCATCCACGACATTGAAGGTCATGGAGTTACCCTGGACAGGGATGCGGTTAAACATGTTCAGCATCGAGCCGGTCGGGTAAATTCCTTCCAGGATGGTATTCGACATCGTGGTTGGGACAAGGAAGCCGCCCTGCGAAGGAATGGCTTCGTTCAAGCCGGTGGCCTTCAAAGTCAGCAACCGCTGATCGGTCTGGGACGGATACACGCCCGCGTTTTTGACGGCATTGAAAAACTCGCCAGCCGTCTTGAATGGGTTTCCAGTGCTTGCGCGGTCGGCCTCGTCAGCGGTTACCTGAATATCAGGTTCAACTTTTGACGGTTGAGCAGCGACAAAGCCTTTGATGGCGTCTGCGCTTGCCTTTGCGAGCATCTCCTGGAGTTTGATTTCGTCAAGTTCCATTGTTATAACTCCTGTGTTTGTGTTACTGGATTTGATTGGCGCTTGCGCTTGCGCCGTTGGCTCGGCCTCTGCAATGCTTGTCGCCTGTGTAACGCTGATTGATTTCAGCGGGATCACTGTTTCTAGTTCTGGCATGGCTTCAACCAGTGACTTCATTGCGCGAATTGTGTTGTCGTTCAGCATTCGCGGTTCCATCGGGGTAACTGTCAGAGTGTCTTTCTTCAGCGGCCATCTTATGATTTCGCCGTTATCTTTTGTGACAATACCCTTCTGGATAGGTTCTGTACTTGTGCCAATCATGCCAGCCAAAATGAGTTCTTCTACCCACCGGGTGTATTTCTTTCGGCGGTTTAGTACCCGCTCAACAAAGATACCCTTCTCGTCTGTGGTTGCTGTTTTCCAGTCCACGTATCCGAGAATTTCGTCTTTGTCTACACCCTGGCTATCAGGGTCAGCGCCATGTTCCCAATTGATAGGAACGCGGCCTATACTGGTATAGTCGCTTTCCAAGTCAACCGACTTCGAGAAAAACTCACCCGCGCTACCATCTTTATTTGTGAAGCGCGGTGTCTTATTCCCAATAAATCGGAAGGCTGTTAGATCACGACCGCCGAATAAAACAATGTAGTTACCTACTCGCAATTCGTCATCTGTCGATGATATTGCTTTCAGCGCATTGCCTTCCTCTTTTTCGTTTTCATCTTCCATAATCACCTCGGGACAACAAAAAAGGCGTGAATAACCCATTTCTGGATTTATTCACGCCGCTTACAAGCCTTTTGCGTATTCTCTGACTTCCCTTTTATTTCCACTGCATTTGAGCAGTCTCGAAAATTATCCTGGAAATCAGAGTTATTATGATGTATTCAAAAACAGTTTAGCACGGTTACGCGCTGGTGTCAACTCTTGCGCCGTCTTGGCTTCGATGCTTTCTTTGGCGCAGCGGGAGCCACAACGGGCGCGGGTTTTACCTTCACAATCGGGTCGGGAATGACCGTAATCACGAAATGCCGCTTGAGTTGGTCAGGCATCTTGTCGTAATCAGCCGGGTCAGTTGCCTGGATGCCGGCCACTTCAAAGCCTGTGATGTTTTCCATCGGTCGATAGGTGTATTTGTTCATTTCGTTATCCTTTTGAGTCGTGCGTCAATCTCGTTGTACTCTTCTGATACATGCTTCATGGTCTGATATTCGCGCCACGCCAATATAATAGCCGGAGCCATGATAGCCGTGACTATAATAATTACGATTATGCTAATCATTTGATTGGTTTCTCCAATTCGTCATCAATATACTCTAGCACTAACTTCTCAAAGCGCGGGGCGTTCTACTTGCCAGTCATAATATTCTCTAGCTGTTTATCCGCTAAGTCAATAACATATTCCCACAAATCTTCAACCGCATCGTCTTCCCATTCGTCATTCATTTCGTTTACATCTTTCCACCCGACTAAATCAGTTTGACGAGCCTGCAATATTGGATCATATAAAAATACCGCACCGGGTTCACTGTTTACTAACGAAATACTAACGCCGCGTCCTTCTATGTGCCATGCGTTTTTGATAGCCATTGTTCTATTTGACTTTCCTGGCGCTATCTCCCCGCTTCTTATCATCGCAAAAACTTTTCTGCGCTGCTTGTCCGAGAAGAAACCGGGGCCGCCTGCTTGCATCCCATACGCCCTAGCCCTGGTTACCCATTTATATCTTGGGTATAGCCTGAACTTTTTCAGATAAAACTGAGCAACATGGTTCAGCGCAGGGGCGCGGAGCCTGCGCGGAAGCTCTTTTACTATGTCTGCCAATTCCCCGCGTCTAAACTTTCGTGATTTATAACGGATTTCCAGCGCACTGTCTGCCATGCTATAAATTCCTTGACACGGCTATATTTATAAGTGTATCTAGCGCACGCGGAGAGCGGCGCTTCTTGGTGACTGTCAAGGAGCAATCGCATTTCCAGCCGCCGCACTCAAGTAAATCATTCGGCGCTCCTTGCGGTTTTATGCCCGATGTTATCCATTCTTTAGCGGTGGCTACAATGCCATTCAGTTGAGCGCATGTAGCGCAGTGTTCCTCTGTGGCGCCTAGCTGCCACACAAGCCGCCCGCCGGTTTCTTCTGTAATCAGTTTCACGCTATCATTGTATGCTTCTGTGTATCGTGTCGCCCACAAATCAGCGCGTGATAACAACGGGTCTATTGGTGTCTTGTCTACCTTTGCGTTCACGATGTCTTTGTAATACGCTTCTACAAAGTCCTGCTGGTCGCTTATCATCTTTTCGGCATGGTCGCGTAGATAGGTAGGCACGTCACCGTCCCCGCCTTCATCCTGCCACGCCTTGACATGTGCGTCAATCAGTTGCCCGTTTATCAGGCTTTTCATAAGCCCTTTGAACTCGCCGCCAATGTAACCATTGTAGAGCGACTTCACAAGTCGGACTATGTTACTCCTGAAATATTCCAGCGTCTTGTATTCAGGCGTTGAATATATCGCCATGAGCGTCTCTCGGTCAAGATGTGCCTTGACAGCCGGGACGCGTTCAATCGCATCTGCAAGCGCCACGCTCAGTTCACGCTTATTCACTGACCACCGCCAACGATGCCGCCTTGATTGCTTCGGCTAACTGGAGTATCGGGTCGATTGCATCCGGCTTATCTTCGGAGACAAACGCCGCCTTGATTTCTTCGGGCGTGTGCGCGTCTTTCAGCGCCAATCGGATAGCGCTCATAATATCAGCGGGTATCAATACAGACGTGAATGAAACATCGCCGCCTGCCTTGAGTGCCTTGCGCCGCCATCGGTTCAGGTCATCAATATACTTTGCGGGTTCTGGTATATCTTCGGTATCATCCTCAGCCATGGGTTCAGCCATGGGTTCGGTCACTGTCTCGGATGGTTTCATCTGTTCCCGAACCACCGCGGCGCGTTCCTGCTTGCCAGCGATGAGCGCCACAACCTTTGCGCGGGTTTCGTCATCAATCTCGAAGCCGATAATGTCAGCGGCTAAAAGGAACTCCTCGGGGCTGCCGAGTGCCGTAATCATCGCAGAAAGAGATTGAGCGCGTGCCGCCTCGTCTTCCTGGTACATCGCCATCTCATTCTCGTTGACGACAAGCCGGTAGCCGGTGTCTTTTAGCTGCTGCTCGTTCAGCACGCCGACAATCAGCCTGACCAATGGGATGACCGTCAATTCGTACAAGTTGACACGGTCGCCGGATACAACGCCAGCGCCGCCAAGCCCGCCCGCGTTGGTCGAGAATAGAATACTCTGAGGCACGCCCAAAGCGGTGCTAATGTCTTCGCGCTTCTCATTCGTCAGCGCGGTATTCTCGAGGCCGGCCAACCCCTCACCAATGACGGTAGGGGTCACGCTGTCCGCGTTGAAGGTAAACACCTGGAAAGCCTTCTTTACGCCTCCGGTAATGCTGGACCACCAATGTTTGAGTTTATCCGCTTCTCCTGGCACAAGGTTCCCCTTGATAGCCAACATGGTAGCCTTGACCGCGCCGCGCTTCCAGTATGCGCTGATGTATTCATCCGCGTTGTAAAGCACGCCAGCCGCAGCAAGCGCAGCCTTAGCGGGACTTGACGCGGGCGGGCCGAGTTCAGTGTACCCATCGTCAAGCCAAAAGTACATGACCTGATCGTCTGCGTAGGTTTCATACTTACCATTGACGCGCCGATCAAACACAATCCGGTCACGTGTGGTCAGTTCCCAATTTACCTTTACGGTGGTCGGGTTCCAGAATATCAGCCGCTTTGTAGCGCGGATGGTCTTAGCCTGATCTCGGAATAGATACCCCTGCCCTTCAAGCACAATGGACGCGCTTATCTTACGCATCAGTTTGCCGATGTCAGGCATGTATCCTGTCGGGTCTTTCCAATCCTCGGATGATGTTATCTCGGTTTCGCCACGATACAACGCGAGCGGTATTTCAGCGCATGACTGCGAGATGATGTTGATACCCTGGTACAGCCAGGGGACGGATGCCCACATCTTTTGCACGCTTTCCGCGTTGCCGTCAGGATCGCCGCTGAGGAAGTCCCAGGCTTCGTCAGGATATTGGTCAAACGTGATTGACTTCGTGCCGTACGCATTCATCATCTGCATTGATTGTTTATTCATCGTTTGCTCCATTATCCAAAATGCCAAGCGTTTTCCATGTCATCCTCAAGCGCGTACCTGCCCGCGTCTATCAGATGGTTATTCTTCTCAGATGGTACGCGCATCGCGTTACCGTCTTTGTCTTCCTTCCAGTGGTATGTGCTGATCTCATTCTTTGCATTGACACACTTTGTATCGATAACTATGCGCTGTTGCTGCATCCATTGTATCCCAAATGATACGCTATCCTTACCCTTCTTTGCCGACATCGCATTGATACCCGCGTTCTGTAATTCCTGAATTGACTTGGGCTCTGCACTATCACAGGTAACATATCCGTTTATGCGCTTCTTGATTTCAGCCGCCAGCATATCATTAGTCAAGCCGCGCTCGTACATTTCATCGTACACATAGATTGTCTTGTGCGCCCTGTCATAATGCGATACCCATAGCGCAGCAGGATCACTCGAGAAGCCGAAGTCAAGCCCGTTGCGGTGGTTGGTAAACTGGTCAGCCATGCCGCTCAAATCCTCAACCGTCCAGTTCGTAAAGATGACATTACCCAGGATGCCCCAATTGCCGAGAGTATAAACGCTGTAATAATACTTGTCCTTCTCACCTTCCAATCGCGCTACATCCTGTTTAGTCAGGAAACGATTATCTTTGTACGTTGTCTTGAGTATCGACAATTCAGGCGAGTGGTATTCTGTCTGTGTGTCAGCCCATCCGATTGACGCAAAGTAATCCTGATAAATCCAGTGCGACTGTAATATAGGATTGAACGACATAATAATGCGCTTGTTCACGCCTTCACTGCCACCGCGCAAACGCTTGTCTAACTGCTTCATCGCCGCCGGTTCTATCTCTGTCGCCTCTTCAATCCACACATCGGTGATAACGCCTTTGGATGGCGTGATTGATTTTAGCTTCTCAACATCATCCAGGCCTGTAAAGATGATCTGATAGCCATTGTGACAGGTGATGGTGTTATCCGTCTTGTTGATGTCAAACTCAGCCTGCAAGCCCCAGGTTGTTATCGTCTTGATAAACTCCTGCGCCACGGAGCCGCGCACCGTGCGCCCAATCTGACGGCATACAAGATAATTGCGCCCACCGCCGAACACATCGATTAGCGCACGCTGCACAAGGAAGACAGACTTACCAGAGCCGGAGCCGCCGTAGAATATCTGTATCGGTGTTTCGTCATTCAGGAATGGACGATACGCTTTGTTGAATACCTTTGGCTCTATTTCGAGTTCAACCGTCTGTGTCGTCATCTTTTATTTTTACGGTGTACTTCACCTTGCCGGATACTTCTAATTCATCAGGCACGTTGCCAAATCCATACTTGAGCAGTAATGCCCTATCCGATGGGTTGTCACTCTTTGCCATTTCGCGTAACATCTTTTCAATGCGCGTTACGGTGTCGCCGTCCTTGACTGGTTCACTCGCAATAGAAACCACAAGCGCCCTAAGAGCTTTGAATGTCTTAGGGCGTCCTTTTGGGTTCCCGCTTTTTCCTTTCGGGAATGGTTTCAAGTTTTGGTCATTCACTCACTGTTTTCTCGTTGTATCAATCGTCCTCGTTGTTTATCGCAACCGCCGCAACTGCCAGACTGATACCCGGCTGCTTTGCGTTTATCAGCGCCATGATGGTATTCGCGTCCGTGCCGGCTAAATCCAGCGTCAAGCGGATACCGCCATCAACAAGCGTCTGTACTTTCTGAATGATGCAATCGAAGCGGATTGCCTCCGGTTCTTTCGGCGGCCATTCGTGTGTCATCCTGCCGCCTCCGCCTGACAATATCGACAATAACACGTCCCATCATTCGAGCGGTATATCGCATCCATCGGATGCCCGCATACCTGGGTAGCCGGTGTCAATTCCGCGTTCACTTCTACCCATGCGTTTATCAGGCAACGGGAACACAAGTGTTCTCCTGGCGCGGCTTCAGCGTGACAGCGTTCACAGGGTCGCATATTAGACAACAAACGCCAACGTGACGAAACCGAAACCGGCAGCGGTCATGTCAACCTGCCCGGTGGATACGCCGGAGGCTTTGACAAAGAAACATACCGCTGCAACAATCAGAAAGATCATTTTCAAGCCCATTAGTTTACTCCTTACGGTGTCTTTGGCACAACATTTCTAATTCGCATCTTGACCGGATCGCCGCCGAGTGATTGCACCTGATGCACCAATCTCTCAGCCCATTCTTTGACATCTTCCAGTTCTAACAACTTCTCGCGCATCCTGGTATTGTCTGCGCGTATCGTTTCCAACTCAGACCTCAGCGCGGTAATCTCGTCATTCTGCTTCTCTTTGTTCAGTTTCATCTCAGCGCGTAACGCGGAGACTAATTCCAGGCTGGTCCCGGTGATAATATCCGCTGTGCCTGCCGCCTGCGCTGGTAACTCACCTTCTCGCCATTTGCGTGATTGCAGATAGGTTGCACCGATTGACCCGCCGATTGACACAACGGCTGTGATGATTGCAATGATGATTGTGTCACTTATCATAATCTCTTTCCCTTGTGCCACTTTGAACGGATCATCAGACTGTTAGTGATGATTGGCAGGAACAACACGACCAACCCTGCGCGGATATAAACGGTTCTGGTGACGGTATCCAGCACAGTGGATGCCGCCCACAAATATATACAGCCAAAGTATATCAGCGGAAGTATGATGCTGAAACGCACCAACCGCGGCATGGGTCGCACAAGCCAGAGACTACCCGCCGCTATGAATGCAAGTGCGCTGATTACCCATGCCGGTATTGTAAATGTATCCATGACACTCCAATTAGCCAGTCGCCGCCGGTAATATGTGCCACTTGGAGGAATGGCGTAATCCAGACACGGAGGCTGGCGTACCGATAAATTATTCCTTGCCGACCGTCTCAACCGTCTTAGTTGCCTTGACGCTTGCAATATTTGCGCCGACATCGTTGACTAAATCAACGCTACCCATGGCAGCAAGCCACGCTTTCAGGAAGGTGAAAAAACTATCGATATATACGCCAGCGGAAGGGAATGCGGATGAAATAAGCGGGACCGCCCAAATGACCACGCCAACGCCAAAGGCGATTGCCATGACAGGCTTACCGGATACATTGAACAGGCTTTTCAGAAACGCCGTGATAGTCACAACAAACGCCATATCTAAGACTATCTCACCCACCGATTGAACATTAGGCGGCGATACTTCCTGATGCAATCCCATTGCAAACGCCGCAGTCGGCATTGCAAAGATAATCAGGATAAACAGGAATAACATTCCTCGTACTAATTTTGTATTCATATACTCTCCTATTGCGATAAGTTTACGCTTTCGATAACTTCATTGTATCACTTTTACCTAAAAACAAAATACCCGCTCGGCCAGGAGCGGGTATCGGTCTGTAATAAGTAAGTATCACGCGCTATCACGCAATGCCGCTGCCACCAGTCCAACGCAGTACTCGGGTTCTTTCGTCAACTGGTCAGGACTGAAGCGGAACACGAGCCAGCGCAGAGATGCGGCAATGTTTAGCTTTTCTCGATCACCATCGCCAGCATGACGACCGCCGCGCTTCGACCACTGCCCGCCGTCCACTTCGACTGCTATGCGCTGATCTATCCACGCCCAATCAAAGCGATGGCGGCGACCGATCACCCTGTCGAACTCATACTCTGGAATTGGGCGCGGCATGTCGGCGGCGAATAGATGCCAGTAGTAGACAAACATCTGCGCTTTATCATCGCTCATGGCGTTTCCCCATAATACTTGTCTCCCCGTAATACTGCGTTATTATCCCTTGTAAGCCAGACAACTCAGTTAGCGTTTTTCTGTCCTTGCATTTCAACAATTCCAACCTGACCCATATCAGAATAAACATCATAATTATATTCTCAAACTTTCCTGTCATTTCTTCACCCTGTGCTTGCTGCAATATTTCGCGCCACCGATGACGCGACCGCCACACTGCCGCCAAACGTACTGGACACAATCCCAGACGCTATGACGACAGTATCCATCTCTCAGCGGCGGCGCGTTGTACGGCTGTTTCGTGTTCTGGGTAAGGTGAGCGGTCATCTCTCCCCCTCGTGAAACCCGTTCTCGTCTTCGTACCCTTGCGGAGCAGCAGCCGCCACGAGCGCCGAGATTGCGACAAGCAGGATGACGATTACGGTAACTGCGATGATGCCGGTCATGGTTGCACCTTCTGCGCTTCGAGCGTGGCTTCCTTTTGATACTTCGCCATATCCCAATGTTGCCAACAAAAACCAGTAGGCGATTTTGTTCTCCGATTACAGCCCTGTGCTTTGCATTTTGGGGAACGTACTTTGGAAGTAATGATGATTTTCATTTCTCACCTTTCTGCGCTTCGAGCGCGGCGCGGGTCTGCGTTACCGTACTCGCCAGAGCCATATTGTTGTAGTATTCGCCTTCGTCTATTCCGTTGTGCTCATTGCCGTTTTTGCAAATAACAAACACGTCATGGTCAAGATCATCCAGCCACATCTGCAATAAAGCCCTGTACGCGTCACGCTCGATATGTAAATCATCGATAATCTTTGCTTGCACCTGAGCAACCTCCTCAATATTTCTCAGCGCGTCACGTTCGGCCGTCAATCTCTCGTTCTGATTTCCGGCAACATGCAAACTATGCAAGCATGTATTCCGCGCTTCATCCCTCTCGGCCGTCATTGCGTCAAGTTTCTTCTGCAAGCTAAAAAGTGTGTCTGCGTTCATTTTGTGCCATCCTTGATAACTGGTTCGAATGTCGCTACATATCCCTCGATAACCGCTTTGTGTTTTCGACTATGCGCGTTCAGCGCGTTTTGTGATGCGCAATTCCGCTTGCACACCGGACACACGAATAACGGAGCGATAATTTCGGCAACCTTTGCCGCCTTAGGTTCGCTTTGCTTCGCTTCAATCGGCTTGTCGTCCGCTTCCAACTTGCCAGAAGCAAACGCCACGCCAGCGGTCAGCGCGTCAATTAGAACGCCGGTCGCAATAGCGACAATCACGCGAATTTCAAGCGGAAGTGCAGACATAACAACGCCGCTCATTTTGGCGTATGTCACCACGCTGATAATCGGAATTGTCACCAGTAGGAACGCCACAAACGCCGCCATGATATACGGGTGGTTCGTCTTGTTGGCTCTCGGTAATGCATGAGCGATTTTAGCCATTGCCAGCCCTGACACCGCGCCTGTGACCAATCCGCGCAAAAGTGACAAGAAGCCTGGAACAGTCAGTAGGCTTGCGCCGTCAAGCGCCGTCAGCGCATACATGAAATTCAGCGCACCTGCCAACGCCAACGCGTATAAGATTAGTTCATTTGATGGTAGTTTGATGTTTTTCATTTTTCGCCGCCAGCAGGGCCGCCGCAAGCGGAGCACGCGCCGCGCTTGTCGAGAATTAGCGTATTTCCACAATATCGGCAGGCTACCTTATACCGTGCGCCACCAACCGCTGCATAAGACGGCGCACCAATTTCTGCAAAGATAACACGCTGCACATTGGCGACAGAGTGTTTGCATGTCATCAGGTATTCTTTCATCCCATATCCCATCGGAATATCCCTAACTAAATAATCAAACTTCATAACATGATGTAATCCATCACCGATCATATCCGGCATAACATTTTCCATAAATTCAGACATTAGTCTGCGCTTTGCATATGCCCACCATTCCTTATCTTGCGAGATATGCTCTGAAACTGTTATGCGCGATACCCATTTCGCGTCTTGTGTCAAGTCATTTATCATCATCCACCTATGAAGCCGCCCCAATCATCGTGGAGCAAGCACGACAAGAGGGGCGGGAACTTCTGAATTTATGGCGGCTCTTGCTCAGCCGATGTATAAATATTATATCATGTTTTCCACTTTCTAGCAGTCTCGTGACTACACTCGCAAGCCTCAGCGCAATCGCGCAAACTCGCCAATGGATGATCTTTCCAGTAAGCCTGTACGCGTTTTACCTTCTCGCTTGTGAATGTCAAAGGTGTCAAATTGACACTTGACATAACGGTTCCCACTTTCGCGTTCCGCGTCTGCGCGTTGATCTTGTTTGTTTCCAGTTTCAACAGTTTGGCCTGCATGTCAGTTTCGGCTTGCTCCACGCGCAACTTGTTTGTGTATGACTGCCACACACCTTGCATGAGGTAAGCCACCAATGAGATTATGACCGCCCCGGCAAATGTCGCCGTGTTACGCGCCTGCATGATACCGACCATCACAAAGATAGCGTAGACGATGGATGCAATAATGCTGACCGTCATAATTTTGTAATCTTTGCGATGGTAAGCCATTACTGCCATGCTGCACGCCAGTGCGCCGGAGAGCTCCACGCCGCCAGTGCCGAGTACCGCGCCAAATCCAGCGATAACAGGATGCACGTTATCCGCTATCATGCCAGCGTGTAGATTGTTGCCAAACAGGATAGCGGGTGCAACGGGTGCGAGTATCGGCGCTATGATGCTTTGTATGTTGGTTATGTTCATGCGTTTACCCTTCTAACCGCAGGTATATTTTCAAATCGCTTACCCATTCCACGTAAATATGTTCATTTTGCGAAAACGATACGTGTACAATCTCATCACTTCCTGAATACTGCCCGGTAATATCGGTAATGATTCCGACTCTCCCATGATTTTTACCCGGGCCGTGGATGCTCCCCGAAGCATCCCGCCAACTAGGTTTATTAACTTTTACTTTCTCGCCTATGTTCATTTCGTCACCCAATCAACCGCAGTAATAACCGGGCGGGTGTGCATGTATATCCCCAGCGTGCCATCCGGTATCGAGACAATAGGCTGTACTTCTCTGCCAGCTTTTATCTTTACGCGAATTGATACTCCGCTCTTGGTCGTCTGAACATCATTAGCATCTTTGAGTAGTACGGTTTCTTTTCCGAATCGAACACGTATTTTTGTAGGTATCTGTTTCATTTTGTCCTCTTTTCTCGCTCGCTCGCTCGCTTGCTCACCTGCGTACCCACGAATTGTCCAATCCATCAACGGGGGAGGGGGCTAGTTGAGCCATAACGCTCTTACCGGATGCGCTCAAAATATAGCCGCGCGTAACGTCTGACGGATTGCGAAGTTTGATCCAGCGTAATTTCAGCATCTTTTCACGCAGGTCTTTGAACTCCGTTGCGCTAAACTTGCCGTCAGCCTGCCTGCCTACCCATTCGTCCTCGGTAAACTTCCTGCCCGCCATCAATCCGGATGCCAGTATTTCGAGACGCGGGTCATCGACAAACTCGGCGGTGTTGGATTGCATGAAGCTGCCGTGAGTTTCGTCTACCTGCACCTTGACGATGCGCGGCGAAGGTTGTTCTTCGATCACTCCATCATTATTTATGTCAGCGTGTGTAATTATTTCAGCGTTGCGAATAACCCACGCCCAGAAACCAATCCCGCTCAAATATTGCGGAAGCATAACGCAAGCGCCAGTCAGTAGCGTCCAGCTCCACCACTCCTCCGGGTAAAGGTAAACTAACCTGCCTGCTCCCGGTACAGCCATCACAATACAAGCCGCTGTAAATGATTGTGCTAGTGGAACAATTACCGCTTTCCAAGGTGTGTACATTTCAGCCGGTCTATATAACTGCCCCGTTGTTAGCGGGGCTTCTTGCTCATACTTGGGGGTCATCCTGTTTGCCTTTCTGCGCTGCTCTCGCAGCGCGGGCTATATATCGTAAGTATCGCGCCAGTCTGATGCGCAACTTATCGGTATGGTCGTGTTTTCCGCAATTCACTCCGCCCCAGTCTTCGTATGCGTTATTAGAACATTCGCACTGCGTTCTAGGCTTATCGTCAATCATTCTCGCGGCAAGCCAGTTATATGCAGCACGTTCGGTAAAGAAGCGTTTCCGCGCTCCCTTGAAAGATACTTTGAAAATCATCTCTTGCACAAGTTCAATACTCATTTCATCCTTCTTTCTGCGCTTCGAGCGCGGCGCGGGCGCGATTTGCGCCATGTCCATGATTAGTCCAATAACAAACCCCTCGGCTATTTACATGCCAGTTCTTTTCATCAGCGTACCATTCCAGCGCCGCCCGCAGCCGTTCGTTCTCGGCGCGGAGGGTTTCCTCGATAGGGCGGGTGTTCCATTTTTCATTATCGTCAAAATGAACTCCGCTATTTGTGCATCCATCTGTTTTGCAAACAACAATTTGGACGCCTGAAATTTTTCTGACAGGAATAATTCCGCAAAACGGACACGGTTTCAATTCTTCGCTCATCTCTCTACCCTGCTTTCTAGCACCCCACGCGGGGCGCTTATTAGTTCCAGCCCAATCACGGCGCCGTCAAACTCGGCAAACTCTCGATAATAACGCCCGCCGATTTTGACCACCCGACCGGATGAAATCTGACCACGACTATGAACGCGTGACCACGATACCGCACCAAACACAATGACGACGACCAGGACGACGACTAACACGGACAACGCCCAGATTGCAGCGTTATAAGGTTCCCGTTCCCTTGCAGCCGTCATCGTTGCGATATTGTTAGCCGCGTACATTTCATCAATCCGCGCGTCACTTTTAGCCGTGATAACCGCCGCCTGTGCTTGTGCGATGGTGACGGGGGCGGATTGTTGC